AATGATAGACGAAGAAGTTGAATAAAATGAAACTAAATATTAATGATATTGGCGGTGAAATCGTAAAAGACAATGATACGTATCTTCTTAAAGATAACACAACTTTAAAAAATCTAGTACTAAGTAGTACTAGATTACATCCATTAAAATCCACAACTGGTCATAAGCATGATGGCCAAGAAGAAGTATACTTTTTTGTTGATGGCATTGGCAAGATGTATCTAAATGATGTACCGCAAGATATTGCTGCAGGCGACATCGTGTTAATTGAAGATGGCATACATCATAGAGTATTAAATACTCACCGAAAAAAACCATTAATCTTTAATTGTATATTTCAAGGAAAAAGGAATCACTGATGCAAGAAGGCGTAGATTATGAAATTATTCCAGATAAAGCTGATGAGCAATCTTGGAATGTTAGAATATTAAAAGGTCCATTTACTGAAACAGTTCTTAAATATGGAACTGTTAAGTTTAATGAAATACCAGATAACATGTCATTTAATTTTACAATAGTTTATACGCCTGATGCAATACTTAAACTAAGCGATACAAATTTACAAGATTTTGCAGGTCATATGCTTGAAAAGATAATGGCTAAAGGAATTGAAGAAGGAAGCGTTATAACAAAGGAAATAGAAAATGGAAAAAATGAATAAAACTGATAGATTAGTATCACTAATGGATGAAATTTCTATAGCAAAAAGTAAATTACTACCAGAAGATACTGGTCATATCCACACATCAATTAGCTACTTAGAAAGTAGAGTTGTTGAATTAAAAAATGAAATAGATAACGATTTGAGAAAAGTTGCATATGCCCACTAATCTAGAACAAACTATATTACGAAATCTTCTTACTAATGAAGACTACATGCGCAAAGTATTGCCTTTTATAAAACCTGATTATTTTCAAGGTATCTATAAAGTTTTATTTAATGAAGCAGGTATATTTGTATCTAAATACAATAAGTTGCCAAACGCAGAATCATTTAAGATTGAACTCGATCAATCAGAAAAATTAAGTGAAGAGCAATATAGTATGGCAGTAGATATTGTACCACAGCTATTTAATAAAAATGATGTAGATGAACAATGGTTACTTGATACTACTGAAAAGTGGTGTCAAGATAGAGCAATATATAATGCTATTATGGAATCAATATCAATTATTGATGGTAAGCATGAACAATTAACTAAAGGCGCTTTACCTGATTTATTAAGTAAAGCACTTGGTGTTGGCTTTGATCTTAAAGTCGGTCATGACTATACAGAAAATGTGGAAGAAAGATATGATTTCTATCATACAACCGAAGACAGACTGCCATTTGATTTAGAATATTTTAATCTTATCACTAAAGGTGGCGTCCCACGTAAAACTTTAAATATTGCTCTTGCTGGTACTGGTGTCGGTAAGTCTCTTTTTATGTGCCACGTTGCTGCTGCATCTTTAGTTCAAGGTCGTAACGTATTATATATTACCATGGAAATGGCTGAAGAAAGAATTGCAGAAAGAATCGATGCTAACTTATTAAATTGTCCTATTGATCAGCTTGATAAATTATCAAAAGATCAGTTTACTACAAAAGTAAATGACATTGCACGTAAAACAACTGGCAAATTGATTATAAAAGAATATCCTACTGGTTCTGCGCATTCAGGTCATTTTAGAGCATTACTTAATGAACTTAAATTAAAAAGACAATTTGAACCAGATTTAATTTTTATAGATTATTTAAATATATGTTCAAGTGCAAGAATGAAAGCAATGGGAGGATCGATCAATTCATACACTTACATTAAAGCAATTGCTGAAGAACTACGTGGCCTTGCGGTCGAATTCAACGTACCGGTCTTTTCTGCAACGCAAACGACTCGTTCTGGTTTTAGTAACTCGGATGTTGGGCTTGAAGATACAAGTGAATCTTTTGGATTACCCGCAACGGCCGATCTAATGTTTGCATTAATATCTACTGAAGAACTTGATAAACAAGGTCAATTTATGGTTAAGCAATTGAAGAATAGATATAATGATCCAACAAATCATAAAAGATTTGTAATTGGCGTTGATCGTAGTAAAATGCGTTTATATGATGTAGAAGAAACTGAACAAACATTAACAGATGACACACCAGTATTTGATAAAACTACTGTCGGTCAAAGATTTAAAGATTTTAAATTATAATGAACTGGGATGATTTTAAAGAACATATGTTTGAATTAGATCCATCGCATCGTCCATGGGAGTACGACGGCGATGGCACTCAAATATATAAATTAGAGTGTGGCTTTAGTTCTAAGACTCCTTGGGACGGCGGTTACGCACTTTGGAAAAAACAATACGGACATGAATGGGAAAAAGAATGATAGCAAAACTAATTTCGTATAGCAAACCATCTGAGTTTGAAGAGTATCAAGATGAATGGAATATAAAGTCGTGTCAAGATTTAATTGCGTATTGCGCAAGAGTATCTAATCCATCAGGACAAACAAACACTGCAACTAATGAAAAGCTTTTAAAGTATCTTATTAAACACCAACACTGGTCACCATTTGAAATGGCAAGTGCTTGTATTGAGATCAATACTACAAGAGACATTGCAAGACAAATACTTAGACACAGAAGTTTTAGTTTTCAAGAGTTCAGCCAAAGGTACGCTAATCCTGTGGAAGAACTTAAATTTGTTACAAGAGAGGCCAGACTACAAGACGATAAGAATAGACAAAGCAGTGTCGAAGTTGATGATAAAGCTTTCCAACTTGATTGGGAAAAAGAACAACAAAAAGTTATCCAAATGTGTAAACAAGTCTATAATGCAGCAATCAAAAAAGGAATTGCAAAAGAAGTTGCAAGAGCAGTCTTACCAGAAGGACTAACTACATCAAGACTTTACATGAATGGTACTATAAGAAGTTGGATTCATTTTATTGATTTAAGATCCTCTAATGGTACTCAAAAAGAATGTAGTGAAGTTGCTATAGCTTGTGCAAAAGCTATATCGAAGATATTTCCAATGGAAGAATTTATGAATTGATATATAGAACTAGAAAAATGGTTACACCTAAGGACCTTAATGCTATAGGTCTACTGTTTGGTGGAAGGGTATTAGACTGGATAGATGAAGAATCATACATCTACGTTACTTGTCAATTAGAAAGTAGAAACGTTGTTACTAGAACAATAGGACGTACTGATTTTATTCATGGTGCAAAGCATGGAGATATTATTGAAATTGGTATGGAAACTGCATCTATAGGTAAAACCAGTATTACTATTAAAGCAATAATACGTAATATGGAAACTAAAAAAATTATTACACAAGTTGATAATATAGTATTTGTAAATTTAAAAGACGGAAAACCTTACCCGCACGGAAAGTATGAGAAATAGAAATGAACAAAGAAATACAATATATTTTAACCAAAGAACAGAATAGACAAGATACTACAATTGAACTTATTGCAAGTGAAAACTATACAAGTCAAGCAGTAATGGATTTATGTGGAAGCGTGTTTACAAATAAATATGCAGAAGGTTATCCAGGCAAAAGATATTATAATGGTTGCGAACACATGGACGAAATTGAGCAACTAGCAATAGACAAAGTTTGTGAGTTATATGATTGTAAGTTTGCAAACGTACAACCACATTCTGGAGTGAATGCAAATACTGCTGTCTATCAAGCGTTTATGAACCCGGGTGATACTCTCATGGGAATGGACTTGGCTAGTGGCGGACATTTATCACATGGTGCTCCTCCAACACTAAGCGGTAAAGTTTATAATGCAGTAACTTATGGTGTAGACGAAGATGGTTTATTAAATTATGAACAAATAAGATCACTGGCAAAAATAAGTCGTCCAAAAGTAATTGTAGCAGGTGCAAGCGCTTATCCTAGACAAATAGATTGGAATGCATTCAAAGATATTGCAGATGATGTTGATGCATATCTTGTTGTTGATATGGCACATTATAGTGGTTTAGTGGCAGGTGGTGCATATGATAGTCCTTTACCTTATGCAGATGTTGTAACAAGCACAACGCATAAAACATTAAGAGGACCAAGAGGTGGGATGATACTTTGGAACAATCCGGATTACACAAAGAAAATAAACAGTGCAATCTTTCCAGGTACACAAGGTGGACCACTGATGAATATTATTGCTGCTAAAGCACAATGTTATACAGAAGCACTACTTCCTAGTTTTAAACAGTATGCACACCAAGTTGTATGGAATGCACAAGCGATGGCACGTCAGTTAAAACAATATGGAATAGAAGTACTAACAGGCGGAACAGATAGCCATATTATATTAATTGATTTAAGAAAGAACAAATACTCAGGAAAACAAGCTGCCGATTTGCTAGAAGAAAATAAAATTACAGTTAATAAAAATGGTGTCCCAAATGATCCTAGAAACTTTATAGAAACAAGTGGCATAAGAATTGGTACTGCTGCTGAAACTACTAAAGGGCATGTAGAATATTGGTTTAGAGAACTAGCACAAAAAATAGCAAATATACTTAAAAAATAAAATAGAGGAATAAAAATGAGTAACTTTTACTACGACGATTTAAAAGATAAATATACAAATAAATTTGAACTAATTGTAGCTGCAGCTAAAAGATCTAGAGATATGCCAACAGCAATTACAAGAGCTGAAGGTAAAATAATAAAAAAGAGAACTACTGCTGCTATTGAAGATATAAGAGTTGGTAATGTTACAACCGACGAATTAAAAGAGAGAAGTATATCACAATATCAAAAAGAACATAAAGATAAGAAATAAATAAAACAAACCTTAAGAAATAACAAAAATAAGGAGAGGCTAATGGCGTCTACTGGTATATGTAGCACAGAACTGGCAGTGTTAGCCACTTTATCCTGGGAACGCGTTGATGTAGTTAATTGCCCTGATGGGGAATCTTGGGCTGGATTAAACAAAGAAGAAATCGCCGCAGTTGTTAAATGGATGGACCATAGAATAGAACAACTCACAAAGAAACGAGACAGTAAATGACAAATAAGTATACTCAAGATATGACTGGTACAGGTGATCATGTCGAATTAGGTGAAGAAGATGAAAAAGAACCAGAAAGATATTATGATTGGATGCTTTGGAAATTAAAGCAAGAAAAAAATAAAGGTGAAAATGATTAACATGTTATGTTTATTTTCCTTTACTTTTAGAGAAAAGTATGGTATAATATACTTATAAAATAAAAAAAGGACTTTATATGACTCAATCAATCACTAAAATAAACTATAACTTCGACATACCACACGATATTTCTATCACAGATTTCTTAACTGTTTTAAACGATTTTCAACTTACTCTAATCTCATCCATACCAATAGGACCTGCTGGGGGAAATCCAAATATTACTATTTCTGCCACTCCAACATTCATTACGGCTTTTAAACACTTCTTATCTAAAACATAAGATTTATTTAACATGTTCATAACAAACTTTAAAATAAGTGAAAAAAAAGGTGTACATTTACTTAAAAATGGTGTATAATAATACTATAAAATGAAAAAAGCGGAGAATACTAAAATGGGAATACACATTGGAAAGCACGAAAGATCAACATCATGGATTGGTAGGTTCGATCCTAAAGATCCAAGAGATATGGCTGAATTTGCAATGGTTAAACAAATCGTTAAAGCTTGTAATTCACCTGATATGAAATTTAGAGTAGAAAAAAAAGGTAGAAAACCAACTAACGGTTTTAATTACTTTGGTGATCCTAAAGGCGGTATGAAGAATGCTACATTATGGGATGTGTATGTTTATAAACGTACATATGATTATTATAATCAAAGGAGAATTGGATAATGATTATTGTTGACTACAGTGGTATTGCACTGGCTAGTATTATTATTAATAAAACTAATGATGAACAAATGATTCGTCATATGATATTAAATTCACTTAGAATGTATCACAAAAGATACAAAGATGTTTATGGTGAAATGGTTCTTGCAGTAGATGCTACAAATAATTGGCGTAAGAAAGTATTTCCACAATACAAAGCTAGCCGTAAGAAAACAAGGCAAGATTCTACATTTGATTGGAATGAAGCATTTCGCTTACTTACTTTAGTAAGAGAAGAAATCGCAGAAAACTTTCCTTATAAAGTTATTAGAGTAGATGCATGCGAAGCAGATGATGTTATTGGTGCTCTTGTAATTAAAAAATCTAAAGTAGAATTTAATCCAGAAAAGATTATGATTGTTTCTTCAGATAGAGATTTCTTACAATTGCAAAGATTTCCTAATGTAAAACAATTCTCGCCTCTTCTTAAGAAAGAACTAAAAGAAGATAATGCTAGATACTATTTACTTAATCACATTATACGTGGCGATAAGGGTGATGGTGTACCAAATATTCTATCTAATGACGATACATTTGTAGAAGGTTTTAGACAAACACCTATGACACAAAAGAAAGTAGATAGTATTATTGAAGACTTAGAAGAAGGCGAATTATTGTATGCTGCTTCTTGGTATCGTAATTACCTTAGAAACGAACAATTGATTGCTCTTACCGAAACGCCACAAGACTTAAAAAATCAGATTATAAATAAATATGAAGAACAAGATCCTTGGCCTAATAAAGGTAAAGTATTACCTTACTTAATTGCCAAGCGTTGTAATAATCTAATTGAAAGTGTACAGGAGTTTATTTAATGAAACAATATGTTTTTGAAGTTTTGGAAGAAATGGCTAAGCAAAGAAGTCGTGATGATAAAGTTAAAGTCTTAAAAGAAAGTGAAACATGGGCTTTAAAAGATATTATAAGAGGGTGTATGGACACTACAGTCACGTGGAATTTGCCTGAAGGCGAGCCACCTTATACCGCAGCAGCTTCTCATAATCACGCAACTAATTTAACTAGACAAAATGGACAATTTAAATATTTTGTTAAAGGCGGGCCAGGCGACAAAATGCCAAAATTTAAAAGAGAACAAATATTTATAGGAATACTTGAAGGAGTACACCCAGAAGATGCTAAATTAGTTTTAAATATGATTAATAAAAAGAAAATCCCTGGGATTTCTAGACCAGTTGTAGAGGAAGCTTTTCCAAAATTATTACAAGATTAATTTTGAAATCAACTAAAAAAATAACTGTGTACAAACTGCAAAAAGCATGGTATAATTAATATATTATTTAAGAAAGTGAAAGTATGAATATTTTTGTGTTACATAAAGATCCAGCAAAAGCTGCCATTATGATGTGTGATAAGCACATACCTAAAATGATTATCGAAGCAGCACAAATGCTATGTACATCTCATAGGCTACTTGATGGCACGCCTGAAAGACGCAGGTCTAAGTCTGGTAAAACTATGCAGCAATATTACACGTTTGGCAATGAACGTGATGATGTATATTATGCTGCAGTTCATAAATATCATCCATGTACAGTGTGGACAATGGCTAGCTTACAAAACTATAACTGGCATTACCAACACTTTGTAGCGTTGTCTGATGAATTCGAATTTCGTAGAAACAAAAAACATGCAACATTCGTAAAGCTAGGTGAAGTTCTTAGTAAACCACCTATAAATATACCAGATGTTGGTCTTACTGAATTTGCACAAGCAATGTCACAATATCCGGATTGTATTGTTAAAGGTGATGCAGTACAAGCATACAGAAATTATTACCACACAGCAAAACCATTTGCCAAATGGGACTGGGGAAGATCAGCTCCTGATTGGTGGGAAGGATACCAAGGTGCCGATGTACACAGTTAAGCCTTTAGAAGAAGGTGACGAATACGATATTATGCTTAAGTCAGATGAATTACAAGAGTATCTTACTGAACATAATTGTATAAAAGTAATGAAATTTCCAGGAATTGTTTCTGGACAAGGTAGCCTATTATCAAAAACCGATAATGGGTGGAAAGATAACCTTTCCAGAATTAAAGCAGGTTCTGGTAAAGGCAACACTATAAAACTATAGGAGTATAGTGATGAATACATTTTTTATGATAGTAACATTTGTAATAGCATCAGCTCAACCAATTGACAGACCTTTGTTTGTGTTTTTTGAACCTGTTTTTGAAAACTACAATCAATGTTTTGAATATGTACAAAAAAATAATATGGACATATACACAAAAGCGGCTAGCAACTATAATTTTAAACATACACCAGAAGCTATATTTTGTATTAACGAAAAAGCAATAAAGGAAATATTTAATTATAATGAACCAACAATTGAAAAGAAAAATATTTGAACATGAAAAAATTAATATTGGATACGAAGATCTTGTTGCTACAACTACAGAATCAGGCAGAACTTATAATACTCCTGATGGTAAGTCTTATCCTAGTATCACAACAGTTTTAAGTATACTTAGTGAAGATGCTATAAGGGCTTGGCGTGAAAGAGTAGGTGCAGAACAAGCCAATATGATTAGTGGCAAAGCATCTAGACGTGGTACTAATGTTCATAACGTATTAGAAAAGTATTTAAATAATGAAGATACATCAAAAGAATTACCTCACATCAAACAGAGCCTTGAAAATCTCAAGCCTGTCCTTGATAATAATATTGGAAAAATATATGGTCTCGAGGTGCCACTATTTAGTCACCACCTAAAACTTGCTGGCAGATGTGATGTCATTGCAGAGTTTAATGGAGTACCCTCAATAATTGATTTTAAAACTTCTAAATACGTAAAGAAGAAAGAAAGAATCACAAACTATTTCGCACAAGGTGCAGCATATGCTATCATGTGGGAAGAAAGAACGGGCATGTCAATACCAAACGTTGTAATAATTATGGATGTTGATCATGAAAAACCGTCTGTGTTCATTGAACATAGAGATAACTGGACTAAATTATTAGAGGATACAATTGATGAATATAGAAAACGAAAAATGTTTGGACATTAATATGCCAATAGGATTAACACTGATTGTTCAATTAAGATATGAGTTTGAAGAACTTACTAAAGGTTATAATATGAATGTATCTGGTTCGGATATAAATACAATAGAATGGTTTGTTGAAAATGGCCACAGGTCAAATTCACTTCGTAATGGATTTAATGATGCATTAGCAATAGCGAAGACAATAAAGGAGTTCTATGATGGTAGCACAAAAACAATTGGAGCCAGGGAGTAAATACGCAGCTTTCGATAAAGATGGCGATGGAATAGTAACTGACGAAGAATTTGAAATGGAACAAAAACTAGTAATGTTAGAGAATGAAGATAAAAAACAAGACGCTCAACGAAACATGGCATGGTTTGCTTTAGGCGGAATGTTACTTTATCCTGCATTTGTTATCATTGCTACGTTATTTGGTTTAGATAAAGCTGCTAAAATCTTAGGTGATATGGCAGCTGTTTACTTTGTATCAGTTGCAGCAATAGTTGCCGCATTCTACGGTAAAGAAGCTTTAGCAAATAAAGCAAAAAAATAAAATAAGGATTTTGTTATGAAACTTTGGAAATACAAAAATTATGAAGAGTACGTGAAAGTGCAAACAGATGGTAATGTATCTAAATTAAAAAATATATGGGTCGATGAAACTTGTATCAAAAATATAGCAGAAATAAAACCTCTTGCTAAAAATATTATTTGTCATGGTACAAGAAACGGCACAGAACAAAAGCTTTTTAAAAAGTACATACCTGCTGCAAAAGTTATCGGCACTGAAATATCTCACACTGCAAATCAATTTGAAAACACTATTGAACATGATTTTCACAATCCAATAAAAGAATACATAGGTAAGTTTGATATATTATACTCAAACTCGCTTGATCATTCGTATGATCCAGAAAAATGCATTAAGACTTGGATAGATCAAATTAACATAGAAGGTATTCTTTGTATTGATTTAGCACAAGGTAGAGAAATGGTATCAAGAGAACTTGATCCGCTTGAGATATCTACAGATGAACTTATTGAAATGCTGAGTAATGAATTTAAATTAAAATTGAAATTAAGTAAAGTTATACATAGACCTAGAGGTGTCAATAGCCAATTGACAATATTTGAAAAATGAGAAGATTGATCTACCAAGTTTACACTGGAAAACCGTCGAAGCTGTATGATCACTGTACAGCTTCGGTTAAAGCATATGCTGAAAAAATTAATGTAGAATACATTATTCAGACTCAACCTATAATGAAAATTAAACCTGATGTATTTGCTACAAATCGTAGTAAAGAGTCATACGAAAAACATGGAGGGTTTTTACCAATATATGAAAAAGAAAATGCACTTGATTACTTTAGTAATTACGATCAAATTTGTGTTATTGATGCTGATATCTGGGTGCGCCCTAACTCACCAAACATCTTCATGGAATTGGACGCTTATGGGGGAACCACCGAATTTGCTGGAGTTGTGGAAAGATTGGCGCCAATAGAATCGTGGTACAAACAAAAATTAGCTGGGTACACTAATATGCAATATTCTCAACTTACTGACGTTGATTGGGAGTGGAATGAAGATGGTGCGTTATTTTATAATATGGGTCTTATGCTTATGAACAAAGGTATATTAAAATATCTTAAAGGACAAACTGGAAAAGAGTTTATACAAAGAGCAGAATTTAAAGACTTCATTGACGGCAAAGGCGCGTGGAAATGGAGCACTGATCAGACTCTTTTAAACTACTGGGTCAAGAAAGAAAAGATGATCCAGATATATCTTAATTGGAAATGGAATGCATTATATACAGCAATTCCAACTGAAAAAGTTAAAGAAGCTTATTTTGTACATTTCTTTCTAAAAGATAAATTACCAAATGGCGGTGAAAACGTCGATGAATTAATGGAGATTGTGAATTGAAAATTAAAATTGATATAAGTATGGGTGAATATATAGATAAGTATTCTATATTAATAATAAAACAAGACCATGAACTTGATGTTTCAAAAGAGTTAGAGCAATATGAAAGTCTTGATTTAGAATATCCTGGGTTTGATCACTACTTAGGAATTATGTTAGCAATTAACGAGCAGTTGTGGGACTTAGAAGATGTTAAAAGAAAAGGCGTAGAAAGATTTAGTAAAGATGAATCTAATACTGCGTTTCTTATTACCCAAATAAATGATTTAAGGCACGAAACCAAGAAACGCATTGACATATATTTTGGTAGCGAAATAACAGAAAAGAAAAGCCATTGAAACATATAGCTTTAAGATCTAAAAGCATAAGAAGTGGCGATAGGCCATATACAACACCAGGACTTGGCGATAGATCTCATAGCGTTTTATTAGCATATCAATATGGCAAAGCACACAACTCTCCAGTAACACTGCATTTAACTGATGACAAATGGAGTATTGCAGGTGGAGTTCCTTCTGATAAAAAGAAAAACTCATGGGTAGAATTACTTGGATTATTACCGTCAGGCGCAGTTTATGTTGAACCACATCCAGTTGAAAACTTATCAGAAGTTGATTGGATACGATATCTAAAATCAAAAGGAATAGATGCATACATTTATCATTGCTCCGACACTATTCATATGCATCCGAATGAAACTCGTGTTGGTATTGAAATGTCTCAGTATCTAAAAACTTTACCTGAATTAAAACCAATTGTTGATAACGGTTGGTTACCAGATGAATTTATTACAGCGCAATGGGATTCAACTGATTCGCAAAGAACTTTACCAGAAGAATTAAGAAAAGAAATACATGAAAAATATATGTGTCCTGTATTGTACATAGGGGGAGAAGGTAAAGGGTGGTTAAAAACTTCATTACCTCATATTGGCTTAGCATTAGCTAATGCTAAATTTCATGTTGGTAGTGATTCTGGAATGATGCACATTGCTCAACTATATAAAAAATATGAAGACATACATATATACGACACAGCCGGCTCATACAGATCTCATCATTTAGTAAGAGCAATTAATAATGGAACAAAATATTTTAAGGTATAACTATCATGATGGCAACTCACACAAATAAAGACTCTCATAACTTAATGCATATAATAAAAGCTGATACTGTTGGCGCAGAAATTGGTGTGTGGATGGGTAACACTTCAACACAATTTATTAAGAAAGGTCTTAAAAAGTTTTATATGGTTGATTCATATTCAACAGAACCGTATAAAGAGAATACAGAAATGTCATTTCAAGAATACATTGCTAAATATTCTAAAATAACCGGTGAAATCGCTCCAGCTGGATTTCAAAAATATTATGATAGAGTTTACGCAGAAATTAATTCAAGATTTAAAACACACAAAGAAGTTGAAATATGTCGTATGTTATCTAATGAATGGTTTGAAAAATATAGTGATGTTGAGTTAGACTGGATCTATGTTGATGGCGATCATTCATATGAAGGATGCTTAAGTGATTTAGAAAATTCACTAAAAGCTGTAAAACCAGGAGGACTTATATTAGGCGATGATTATGGTTGGCCTAATTCTAAATGGAATAAACCGGGTGTAACAAAAGCAGTTAACGAATTTATAAATAAACACAAATTAACAAATATGTTTAGACATGGTCAGACACAATTTGAAATTAGAATATGATAAAATTAATAGTATTTGATTTAGATGGCGTTTTAATTGATAGTAAAAAAATACACTATGAAGCATTAAACTGCGCTTTAGGATCTGAATATAGTATAAGCATTGATGAGCATTTAAGTACATATGATGGGTTGTCAACTAGAACAAAACTTAATATGCTTACATCTAAAAAAGGTTTACCTACTGATAAACATTCTACAATAGCAAAACAAAAACAAAAAGCTACTGTAGAAATTCTTAAGAAGATGGTAAGACCTCGAAAAGATTTCATAGATATGTGTAGAGAATTAAAAGATAGAGGTTATACTTTATCATGTGCAAGTAACGCTGTGCGTGAAACTGTTAAAATGAGTTTAGTACAATTAAATCTTATTGAATATTTTGATTTTTGGTACAGCAACGAAGATGTAGAAAAACCTAAACCTCACTTTGAAATGTATTTTAAAACTATGTTGAAAGCAAACGCAAAGCCTAGTGAAACACTTATAATTGAAGATAGCCATATCGGAAGACAAGCAGTATTAGATAGTGGTGCACACTTACTAGCAGTAGAAAATACACAAGATGTATACCTAAGTAAAGTATTAGATAAAATTGAAGAAGCTAATAAAACTCCTCAACAAAATATACCGTGGAAAAGTAAAAAAATGAACGTATTAATACCAATGGCTGGTGCTGGCAGTAGATTCCAAGAGCAAGGTTACACATTTCCAAAACCTTTAATTGAAGTAGGCAATAAACCTATGATACAGGTTGTCACTGATAATTTGAATATTGATGCTCATCATATTTACATCGTACAAAAAGAACATTATGAAAAATTTAACTTAGAAATTGTTTTAAAATTAATTAAGCCTGATTGTACTATAGTTCAAGTTGATGGAATCACTGAAGGCGCTGCATGTACGACTTTATTAGCTAGAGAATATATTGATAATGATGATCCTCTTGTTATTGCAAACTCTGATCAGTTTATTGAATGGAATAGTAACGAAGTTTTATATGCATTTAGCACTGAAGGTATAGGCGGTGGCATACTTACTTTTAAAACCACTCATCCGAAATGGAGTTATGTTAAATTAGATAAAAATGGATTTGTTAGTGAAGTGGCAGAAAAACAACCAATTTCTGATAATGCTACTGTTGGCATATATTATTGGTCTCGTGGAAGTGATTACGTAAGTTGTGCTGATGAAATGATAAAAAAAGATATTAGAACAAATAACGAATTTTATGTTTGTCCAGTATTTAATCAATTTATAGAACGTGGTGGAAAAATTAGAATTAAAAACATTCATTCTAATGGAATGTGGGGATTAGGTACGCCTGAAGATTTAAATCATTTTTTAAGTAATTATAATAAGGACATATAATGAAACCCGTAATCTGTGTTTCCGGTATTGCTAGAGGGAACTGTAAAAAAAATATAAGTCATTTAGAAAAAGCATTTCCAGAAATACCTATTTACTTTTCAACATGGACAGAATACAAAAATGATATATCAGAAAAATACAAATCAACTTATCATAACGAACCAAAAGTTAATTATAATCCTTGGTTAGAATGTGTCAGCGATCCTCCTCATGTAAAATACAAAGAGTATAAAGAAGCTTTTATTAATAAAAAAAATGGAGGTTTAGTTGACAATGCAAGAACAACTAAGAAACTGCTTCATCATACAAAACAAATTATAGGCCATGCTTACCAACTCGATTATGACATACCATTAGAATACGATATGATTATAAGAATAAGATGGGATACTCTTGTATCTAACAAGGTAGACTTTACACAATATCTAGAAACATCATATAATGATAACATTCCAATTGGATTTGCTATAAGAGGCGGAAGATGGACAAACCTAGATCAATTTAAAGATATTGAACATGTTCACATTACTGAAACTACAGACTTAACTTGGAGCCGAGACTGGCATTGTTGGATAAATGATAATATGATATTTCATCCTAGAAAATTATTCGATACAAAATTAGTGCATAAATTTAATGAAGAGAAAAAATTGTGGCCTGCTGAATATGGGTGGTACCAAATGTTAAGTGTAATGAATAACCATCATTGTGTTTATGGCGGTGCTGCTATTGAAAGATTTATTCGTGCTTAACGTATTA